AGTCCAGTGGAGCGTCAGTGGTTCGACCAACCCGCGCACGTTCATCAGTCAGGCTGGTGTGCTTCACGTCGCGGCCGATGAGACCGCGACCACGCTAACCGTCAAGGCCACCACGTCGGCTGTCGATCCTGACAACCCGCGTCTGGACCCGCTGACCGCCACGCTCGACGTGACGGTGACGGGTGGCCCGGTGTCCGCGTGGCCCGAGCAGGGTGGCGGCCTGTCCGGCCTGTCCATCGCTGGCGAACCTGTGTCCGGTGTTGCCCCGGCGACGTTCACCTACGCAGTCAGCCTCCCGGCTGGAACGTCCCTGGCAAAGTCCGGCATCGTCCCGAACACCATCGGGTCCGCCAACACGGACGTCACGGTCACAAAGGTCGACGCCACCCACTCGACCATCGTCGTGTCCGTGGACAACGGTGTCGGCGCGGCCGTGGACTACACGTTCAACGTCACGTTCGTCTAGTCCCTGCGAGCTTGTGGGTCGGTTGACGTTTCCTCCCCACAGATGACACCGCCCCCACCAATTCCGGTGGGGGCGGTGTTATTGTGTCACTAACAGACTTATTCCTGAGAGGAAGCGTTATGCCGACCAATTCACAGGTTCTCACCAGCAACGGTTTTCAGAACGTTGGCGACCTCATTTCGGCCGCTCAGAAAGTGGGTCTGCCGTTGTGGGTGGCTGCCGCTTTCGTGGAAGCGGAATCGCACGGTGCGAACGTTTACGGGCACGACGCGGGAGGAACGTTCTCCGGTGCCGGTGTGGTGACCAGTGTGAACTATGGTCAGTTCTACAGTTTGGTCATCAACCAGCATCACGCATCGAACGGTGTTGGCCCGATGCAGATCACATGGCCCGGTTTCCTCACCGATGCCGCAAACAAGGGTTTGCGCCTGTGGGTGCCCGCTGACAACTTCCTGTATGGTTTCAAGCTCATCGCCGGGTACCTCGCAGGCAACTATGGTGCCGCGAGCATTGCCGCTGCTGGGACGAAGTACAACGGCAACAGTTCGTATGGTCAGCGAGTCGCACAACGGGCGATGTACTGGCACGGTGTGCTGGTGCCCGAGGTCGCACCATCAGACACGGTGCTGCGTATGGGGTCATCGGGCGACGCGGTGAGGTCCCTCCAGGCAGGTCTCAATCATGTGTTTCCCGCCTACTCAGATCTGACGGTGGACGGTTCGTTCGGCACTCAGACGGAGAATGTCATTCTTGATTTCCAGGGTCGGTCTAATCTTGTGAAAGATGGTGTGGTTGGTCCTGCCACTCGTGCGCGGCTTAACGCGGTTGGTGTGAAGTTCTAATGACCACCTACCCTAGTGATGAGATTGGGCAGCTTCCGAGCATTGCCAGTTTCGGCTCAACGTTCTCTTATGCCGCGTGGACGCCAGGAACCACGGTCACACTGTGTAACGTCCCATGGAACAATGACTATCGCGACATTGTGCATTACGCGAGCAAAACCGACCTGAACACGTACCTTGACAATAATGCTGGTCCGAAGATCAGCATTGACAAGATGACACAGTGTCGTGTTGGTGTCCCGATCCGGTTGAACATTCCGTTTGGTCAGGTGTTCACGTTCAACTATCTTCGCGTGGTGAACAATCCTCAGCCGGTGACCGGGCACGGTGATGGGTACGGCATCAGCGAAGCTACAGCGCAAACGTTGTACTACTTTGTTACCGACGTTAAATACCTTGCGCCTAACACAACGGAGATTTACGTCCAGCTTGACGTGTGGCAGACGTTCAGCCACGAAATCACGTTCGGCAACTGCTACATCGAACGCGGACACATCGGCATTGCCAACGAAAACAACTTCCAGAACAACGGCCGTGACTACCTCACCATTCCTGAGGGTTTCGATATCGGCAACGAGTACGTTGTCCAGAAAACGTACGATTATACTTTCGTGGACAACCGTGACCCGTCCACCGCCAACGCCATTATGGTCATGTCCACCACAAGCCTTTTCGGACCATACGGCACGGTGACAGCACCCATTCTGACGATGGCGCAAGGTTCCGCCTACGGCAACGTGCCCAACGGGTGCGACCTTTACCTGTTCGCATCCATGGCCGATTTTCAGTCGTTCATGCACTTCATGGCCGACAAGCCATGGGTGACGCAGGGCATTGTGTCGGTGACTGCCGTGAGCTACGGTGCAACCGTCAACAGTGAAGTGGTCACTGAGTCACTGTCATGGACCACCGGCTCACCACCGTTCCTTCGCCTCATCAGCGGCCCTAGCGGCCAAGTGAACAACGTCATCGTGTCAGAGCTGGACCCTAACGAGAACCTACGTGACCGCGTGTGGTTGGCGCAGAACTGGCGCGATGGTCTGCTGACGGGTCGTTACGCGAACCTGAAAAAGTTTCTCACCTACCCATACACCGCTGTCGAGCTGACAACCTACTCAGCAACACCCATCGTTTTGAAGCCAGAGTGCATGGCCGGAAACGACATGATCGTTCTGCAAAAAGCGTTCATGGGCCAACCCAACCCGCGCATTGTGTTCATCCCCTACAAGTACAACGCACTACCCGGTTTCGTGGACGTTGCCGCCGCTGACGGTTCCATCATGAACGACGGTGGCGAGATGTACGACATGATGACCGGAATTTTCGACCTCCCCACATTCAGTGTGGTGAACAACGGTTACTTGTCGTACATGGCCGCTAACAAAAACTCAATCGCGTTCCAGCATACGTCGGCTGACTGGTCACAACAGCGTGCCCTCCGTGGTGCGGAGACCGCGCTAGGGAACACCGCGCGGAGCATTGACCTGGGCGTGGACCTTGCCGGTTCCGCCTCGCAGAACATCACCGACAGCGCCAACCTAGCGCGCACCGTGGCGGGCCAACGTGCCCTCCTGGGAGGCGCGAACGCCGCTGTGGGCGGTGTCATGCGTGGTGGTCCTGCTGGGGCTGCCAGTGCGGGTTTGGGGATACTCAACCAGGCGGCCGACCTTGCCATTGCTCAGAACCAAATCGAGCAGTCAGCGGCTATCGCGTCGGGTCAGGTGAACCGCAACGCCACCTTGCAGAAAAACACAGGCATACAGAACATGGACACAAACTTTGCGTATGCACAGTTCTCCGCGCAAGGTGACTATTCCAACGCCATTGCCGGAATCAACGCGAAAGTACAAGACGCTCGACTGATCCAACCCACGACAGCGGGCCAGCTCGGCGGCGACGTGTTCAACCTCGCCATGCTGAAATGGGGACTGTTCGCAAAGGTCAAGATGTTGCAATACGCGGTGAACGTGGGAATCGGTGAGTTCTGGCTTCGGTACGGTTACGCGATCAACCGTTTTGGTCGTATGCCATCTGATTTTCAGGTCATGGAAAAGTTCACCTACTGGAAACTACGCGAAACCTACATCACGTCCAGCGCATGTCCCGAGACATACCGGCAGACCATACGCGGCATCTTTGAGAAAGGTGTTACCGTGTGGGCCAACGCCGCAGACATCGGCAACATCGACATGGCCGACAACGCACCCAAGACAGGAATCACACTGTGAGCCGACGCAAGCGGGACCACGTTGAGGAATACCTGTATGGGCCGTTTCGCGGCAACGCGCCACGCGACCGGTTGGCGTTGTACGAAACCATGTATATGCGAATTCTTACGGAGTTCGCCACCAACCGTTTCAAGTGGACGGGTCTGCCCGAAGAAATAGACCGTCGGTTCCTTGAATATGAGCTGTTCCGGCACGCTCTCGCGGTGTTCTTTTACGAGGACAAGAATTTCAACCGTTATTTTGCGTTGCGTGGTTCGGGTGCTGGCGGTTGGAACATGTACGACAATCCGACCCGGTTCACGGTCAGCGGAAACAACATGGCGGGTTTGCTGCCAGCGCACATCAACGGTCGTGACTGTGTTCCGATCTGGGCGAACACCATGCGCGTCCCCGACTGGGATTTGGTGCTCCTACAGTCCACAAAGCTCGCCGAAATCGAACGCACCATTGAGGTCAACCTCATGGCAATGCGCAAACCCTTCCTTTTCGCTGTGAGTGACAATGAGCGTTTGACGTTTGAAAACATGTGGCGTCAGGTTCAGGAGGGTCAGCCAGCTATTTTCGGCACCGATGTCTTCCAGGGTAACAGCATTGAGGACAAGATCAAGTTGTTCGACATGAAGATCGACAAAGACCTTGTCATCAACCTCCAGCTTGCGAAAGCAAAAATCTGGAATGAAACCATGACATTCCTTGGCATCAACAACTCAAACCAAGACAAGCGCGAACGTCTCGTGGCTGACGAGGTTGGCGCGAACGACGCACAGGTTTCAGCCGCCCGTAACTCCGCTATGGGTGCGCGTAAGTACGCGGTGGAGCAGATCAACCGCAAGTATGGTCTCAGTGTTGAGGTCGAGTGGAATGAGGATGAGCTGGTCATGTCGTCCTCCGATGGTCCGATGGATGCGCCTAACCCTGGCGGGTCGGTGTCCGATATCATGTCTGGACGGAGTAAGAACTAATGCCCACGTTTACGATCCT